ATCTTTCTGGAAACCCGGATAGCGGAGGCGGAAACAGAGGGAGGAAGTACCGAGGTAGACGTTAAAACGCTGAACTTCGATATGTGGTGTGACGCGCCGGCGGTGTTCATCCCTCAGGATACCTGGCGGGAGAATACGCATGGGATTGCTGAGTCAGAGCTTGCCGGGAAATGGTGTTTTGGGGGGTTGGAGATTCCCCACGGGCCGATAGGTTCCCTCGCGCTGATCTTCCCAAACATCCGGGAGAACGTCCACGCGCTGAAGGTGTTCTTTTGGATGCCCGAAAACAAGGTGATTAAGAACGATTTAAAGGTAGATTTTAGTCAGTACCGTGACTTTATGACGATTTGTAGTGGAGATGTCATAGAAAATTCGCTCATTTACGAAACAATCAGCAGGGCACTCGCGGGGTACAATGTTCACTCAATAGCATTTCCGAAGCCTCTTGAAACTCACGACATACTTCAGTCACTCGTCAGGGACGGTTACCAGTGCAATCCAATCAGTCAGGGATATAGCGGCATTAGTACTCCTACCGTTGAATGGGAGAAACTTCTTACCGCAAAGCAAATTGAACACTTCGGCAATCCCTTGCTCTCTTGGATGAACTCTCAGTGTGAAGGAATCCGAAAAGACGGAATGATAAAACTTGCAAAGAGTGGAGGTAAGACTGCCGGGATTCATGCTGCAGTAAATGCAGTCGGTCAATGGTTAACTATCGACGCAGAGCCCGACGAAGAGAGCGGAATCACGGAATTGAGTTTTGAATTATGAACGAAAAGGTTGATCCTTATTTTTACGATTGGCTGGAAATTATGATTACCAGAGCCAAGGAAAGAAGACAAAATATTGAAGCAAGCCAGTCGATTGGTAACTTATCAGATGGGTATAAATTAGGTCAATTAACAACAATGGATTGGGTTATCGGTGTATTACGAGAAAAGAAGTCTGATCTTGATCATAAAATGTTTATTTATCGGAGGAAATGACAAAAGAAAAATACATTCGGGCCAAAACGATACTTAGGGAAATTGATGAACTAAGACAGTTGATTGCCGATCCGTTAGAACCGGGATACACCGGATTCAACAACAGGTATATTTATTCCGCAGAGCATGATGAAAAGATTGTTAGCGCGGTGCGTGAAAAAATAACAGCACTACAATCTGAATTTGATAGTTTATGATCTGCGCTAATCCAAAATGCGGGAAGGAGTTTATCCCCCTAAGAAAGGATAAGGTTTGTTGCTCTAAAGAATGCGGCACTGTAGTTTGGAAACTTGCTAATCCTGGAAAAGTCAAGGCAATTAGTGTGATGGCTAACCGGAGATACCGGATAAAAAAAGGCCTTAAGGGGGTATCAACAAAACTGTTTCAGTGGTGTAATTTTTGTCAATGTGAACATCAGAGAAATGAAAATAATTTCTACCTATACCAACATCCACAAAAAAATACTCCACAGTTTCTCTGTAAGAAAGAGGTACTACATAGGTCATTTGAATGGGCACAACTAAACCCTAAAAAGAGGAAAGAGATTGCATTGAGATATGATAGGATTGCTATAGAGTTAATCTATCCTTCATACGCGATGGAAAAACTTTATCAGCAGGGAATAACATCACCAAAACCAGAAACAGTAGAACAAAAGAGGCTTATACTAAAACTAAAACGCACAATTTATGAAAAACAACGACTTCTTAACACACACTGAGATCATGTCTGGTCTTTCCTATTGTTTCCGCGACCTCATTCAGACAGAGGTATCCCACCGGAATTTTCCAAACATTATTAACAGGGGCAAGGCAGCAGCAGCAGTTGTGACCGCCGCACATCGCGAGGAAATAATGGAAAGTAGACGTGATTCTGCTGGAAAACTTATCAGGATTGCTCAGGTTAAGACAGCGAAAAAACTTAAGTCTGCGTGATGTTCAAAGACAAATACTTTTCATGGTTCTTTAAGTACGGGATATGCAATGATATTCCCGCCAGAAAGAACCGAATCACAGGAGCCGTTCAGATGCATTGGGACAATCCATCCAGATGGATAAACTTTGATTCGTCACATTGGCCGAATTTTAAAGCTGATGAGAAGGCTTACGTTTTTAGATCGTTCGGTGAGTTCGCCAGAAAATCATGGGAAAAACCGCAAGAAGATTAATGTCAGAAAGGACTATGGACATCGACGAAGGAACGGTAACAATTTCTTTGGGGCGGCACAAACAACTTGAATCGACAGAGGTTACCCTTAATGATATTCTTAAAGATGAACGTATAAGGGTGGCATTTAAGGATAATTATCGTGGTGGCTATTACTACTTTCCGAAAGATGATGAAATTGGCAAGGAGATGGAGACATTAAGAAGTGATGTTGACTCTCTTAGTAAAAAGCTGTTTGAGCTCAGAGACGCTATGCCTATGGAGAATAAAATCAAGTGGTATCATACTCTATGGAAATGATAGACGTAGAAACCAAGGTCGCCTACTTTGAAACGTGCGTACACCTTATCGAAGTTTTGTATGTTGACGCGAACACCGACACCGCGTTAAGACAACGAGCCAAAGAGGAAGCGGAACGGATGTTAGACCTGCTTGCAAAAGAAATCCAATGATAAAAATTCTCTGTGTCTCCCCTCTCAAGTTTGATGGCACATCATTCTATCGTGCGTGGGGAACCTTCAAAGACCTTGGCGAAAAGATCGACCTCGAAGTTACCGACTACGGACAAAAACCCGGCGGGTGGTCATGGCCTGACCTTTGTTCTCATGATGTGCTATTTCTCCAGCGGCCCGGAACACCGGAACACCTGAAACTATGCCAGTACTGCAAAGACCTGGGCCTGAAAATCTGGACGGACTACGATGATAATTTTTTTATACTGCCGACAGAAAACCGGATGTACGATGCCGTCGAGGAGGAAAGCAAAAAGCGGATGGCAAAGATCATTCAGCTTTCAGACGTGATAACCGTCTCCACCGAAGCATTGAAGGAGTTTATGGTAGGAACAGGAGGCAGATATGTGGAGGTCGTGCCGAACGCCCTGAATACAACACTCTTTGAACCCGTAAAACGATTCAACCACAAGCGTCCGCAGATTCCACCGAATCCGACCAAACAAGTCTACGTGTGGCGCGGGAGTGACACGCATTGGATGGATGTTTTCGATTACATCAGTCCAATTACCAACGCTATGGAAGCGCGGGCAGATGTGGATTGGGTTTACATGGGATGGCGACCAAGTTACCTGGACAGGTTTGGCCTTCCGTACACCTACCTTCACCCAGACGACATTTTCAACTATTGGCGCAAGCTCAAGTCAATCAGGCCGGAACTCATGCACGTAGTTTTGACCGCTAACCAATTCAATCTACACAAAAGCAACATTGCGTGGATAGAGGCGACGGCGGCTGGTGCTGTTTGCGTGGCCCCTAAGTTTCCAGAATGGGAACGACCGGGAGTCATCACATACGAAACCGTTGAAGAGTATCAATCAATACTTACTCATGCCGGGGGCATAGACTATCGTATAAACTGGGGAGCATCAATGGACTTTATACAAGAGAACCTTTTACTCTCCAAGGTGAACCGTCAGCGGGCGGAACTACTTGTTAAACTTGTTGCGAATTATCACTTTGAGAACATGGCAGTTAAGTTGCCCATCCCGCAAAGCATGATCGAATGACAGAGATGGAGGCATCAAAATATAATCCAACATACCTACTCAAACGTGGGTATAAATGCTTTCGTCAGAAAGCGGGCGCGCCATACTGGGAGCCGAAAGTGGAGGTTGAATACAAAGCGTTTATTTCATCAATGCCCCAACCGAATGGGTTAGACTGCTTTAATTATTTCTTCAATAAAGGAAGTATAGAGATTCGATATGGCCTATTAATTCATGGGCACCCACCGAAGGTGACGCGCATAGATATTGGTAACAAAAATATATTTCTATTATGGCACTAATTGGCATGGCGGTATTCGATACCGTAGAAAACAAACGCACACGCTTCACCCGCGAAACACTCAAAAGTCTTTTGCAGACGGTAGACTTTTACAAACACCGGATTGTAATCGTCGATAACGGATCGTGTGAAGAAACCCAGGACGTGCTTATCAACTTCGCTCAGGAATGTGAAGCGCAAGGCAAGCGAGAAAACGGTAGTTGCGTTCAGATTATTCGCAACGAAACAAACCTCGGCACAGCCAAAGCGATTAACAAAGCATGGCAACTACGTGAGCATGGCGAGTCGTGCGTGAAGATGGATAATGACGTAGTTATCCACGGCAAAGGATGGCTTGATTTGATGGAATATTGCGTTGAAAAAGACCCACAAATCGGGATAATCGGCCTTAAACGTAAGGATTTGATGGAATATCCCAACAATCCCGATCCTTTGTTTAAAAGCCAGTTACACATGATCCCCCATGAGCGCGGCGAGAAGTGGGTGGTCATTGAGTCGGTCGGTCATGTGATCGGCACCTGCCAGATGTATTCATCGGCCCTGCTTGACAAGATCGGATACCTCTATCAACCAGGTATCTACGGATTTGATGACGTGTTGGCCGCTTATCGTGCTGCCGCTGTTGGTTACTGGTCTGTGTTCATCCCTCACATTGAAATAGACCACATTGACCCCGGAGGCGATGCGTACACAGAAGAGAAACGGGCCTATGTTCAACAGTACGTCATGGAGATTCACAAGAGAGGTAAGGAATACGTTGACGGTGAACGCCCTGTGTGGGAAGATGCGTAATGCGTGTCTGCTTAATATATTCCGGCTTTCTTCGCACATGGGACAGGACGATGCACTATCACTTTGAAAACATCGTAAAGCCAAACGATGACAACATTCGGGACAGTGGGAATTCAGTAACAGCATATTTCCACACAGATAAAGACCCGTTTGAGTCAGGCCCGAAGTGGGGATTCAAATATCATTTTGTTCCGTTCCCTCAAAAACTTTTCTATCCTGACGCATGGGCAGAACATCCTTACAACTCGCGGAAGCTACCCGAAGGAACCGTTTTCCAGACCTTACGACAATGGCAATGTAATTTTGTAGCGTTTTCAATAGTGCCGAGTGACTTTGATGTCTACGTGCGCATACGTCCTGACCTGAGATTTGATAGTCCGTTAGTATTCCAGAAGCCAGAGCCAAAAACAATCTACATTCCGCAAGGGATGGACTATGGAGGCATTAACGATCAGTTCGCATACGGTGATTACGACACGATGAAGATTTACTACCAAGTGTTTGAGAACTATCATTTCCTTTGGAGAGACAAGGGTGTAATTTTCAACAGCGAGGTGATGCAGCTTGCTAATCTGAACGATAAGGGGATTAATATTGTAAGGTTCCCACATCCGCAACATGATTTAATCAGATAAAAATATGGAATACTTAATTCTTATTCTTGGATTGTCATTCTTTGGTGGATGGTTTTATCTTTTGTTTGATTGGGGTAGAGATATAGATAGGCGATATAAGGAACTCGAAGAGAGACGCCGGAAGAGAGAGGAGAAATGAGAACGGTCATCTCAATACAAGGCAAGAACACGCGGCTGGGTCAGCTACTCAAAGCACCTAAGTACAATCTTTTGTACCAAGGCATTCCGGCCATCGAACACACAGTTAAATACATGGAAAGGTTTGGCCCGGTTCACGTGCTTGGGCTCGAAGGCCAGCAAGCGCCGAACTTGGTCAAACTTCCATTCCTTCCGCTCATTGAGTGCTTTAAAAGATTCGGGCTGGAGGATGACACATTCTACATTGACTGCGATGTGATACCTCTAAAGATCAATCTACATGAACGGGATACGGTTTATGCCTTTCCACGAAAGGAAGAGAGCCCGAATCAATACGGTAACGTCCATGTAAGGAACAACGAAGTCATAGAAAGTAATGAGAAAGGGAAGCCATTCAACTACTGCACAGCGGGTATTTACTTTTTTCGTCGTGCGGCATGGATTGAACATTCCAATGGATGTGTTTCTCTTTCTCAGATTGTTAATCAAATGATTGCCGCCCGTGTGACTGTACAGGCCGACACCACAAGTGAAATTTTCAGATTTGGAACACTCCATGACATTACCGGATTACACTGAACTACCCGGAGGCTTTACAAACAACTTTGTCCGCAGGGTTGGGCTTATGAACGTGGTCAAGAGCGGGCCAACGGTAGAGGCTGAGTGCAAGTGGTATCGGGCGTATAGGGATAAGAACGACATTCCAAAAATCTATTCGGCAGATCAGAACGGGGTGACGATGGAGTACATTCCAAGCGATGGGACTTTCAATCTTGACGAAATGTTGCAACTCATAGAGAAATATAGAGAGTACCCACGCCTGAACGACCAGACTTTCTACGGGTATCGTCACCGCATCAAAGAGCATCTACTGGAAAATCCAATTCACGGAGGGGCTAAACTGTTAGCTAGTCTTTCTCACCTTGATCTGCCCGCAACCTTTTGTCACGGAGATTTAAGCGTGAACAACGTTCTACCAAACACCGAAGGACTGAAACTCATAGACCCAAACTATCATTCTAACTTCGGAAGCTATTGGCTCGACTACGCAAAGCTGGCATTTTCAGCGAAGTTTTACAAAGGGGATGTTTCGCTTTACAACGACATTATGACGCGCACTGGATGCCCGAAGGTTTTGATAGCAAGTGAGTGCGTGAGGGTGGCAACGTATCGCGCAAGGTTTAATTTCGTTTCTGAAAATTTGATAAACGAGCTATAAGTATGGATAAATTACCTGACGGCATAACGAGGGAGGAATTATTCGATGACATTCTGAGGTATAGGGCTTGTCTTAAAATTGAAAGACGGAGACATCTTATCGCTGAATGCATTCTTGGGGCTGGATATGCAGGATTAATCATCTTGTATTTATTATGAACTACATCCTCTCCATATCCTTTGCCAATGAGCGCGTAGCTGAAAAAAGCTATGAGAACCTGAGTGAAACGTGCGGTGACGAGCAGGTGATAGTACTTGACAACCACTACCCACTCAGGCGGCAGTTCATGTTAAGGGACCTATGCGAAAGATTCCGGTTTCATTACATCGACAATGGCTACAACATGGGTCTCTATGACGGCATAAACTTTCTATTGAACGAACTGCCACACGATACCAAAAGCGTGATAGGTCACGATGGCGACCACTATCTATTACAGAAAGGTTGGAGTAAGGCAGTCTTTGAAGTACTGGAAGATGAATCCGTGGGTATGTGCGTAGTTTCAAATGACATCATCTATCGGGAGCTTCACGAAAGAGGGTTCGAGTCGGAAGTTATCAACGGTCACAAAGTACGAATCCCAAAGCAGGTAATTTGTTGCACGGTCGGCGGGTGGAGTATGCCGTACCTTCGCGCCATTGGAGGAATCACCGCGCCAAACAAGTACTACGGCGGTAATGAGATCCATATGTGGGACCACTTCCGGCAGCAGGGCAAAAAGATGGCGGTGCTGGAAGATTTTCACGAAGAGTTAGACCAGATGAAAGCCTTACAGGATTGGCAGTATCAAGAGTATAAACTTTTGTACGCGCACAAGGGACTCAGGATGAGTTTTGATGACTACCTGAAAACCGACCCACCACAATACGGAGTAGATGTTTTACTTAAACAAATATTCGGCTAATGGATCATATTTTTCAAACCATAGGCTCCCCCCAAGCCCCCGACCCACAGGTGATGCAGTACGCTCAGTTCTACCGGGAGCAAGTACAACGTATTCCTGACGGTGGACGCTTCGTCGAGGTGGGTGTTTATTACGGTCGGTCATTCTCTTACTTCATCGTGGAGATGATTAACGCGGGGAAACATTTCGATTGCGTGGCCGTGGACGCTTGCCCCTGGGACGGCGAACCATGTACCGGATTTCACCGACACATGGAGCCCTTGAAGGATTACTATCGTGTCATGTTTGAGCGTGTTGACTCGTTTGTGGCGGCGCAGAATTTTGAAGACGGTAGCATTGATACCTGCTTTATTGATTGTAACCACACCTACCCATTCATATCTAAAGACATAGCGGCTTACTTGCCAAAGGTCAAGAAAGGCGGGATACTTTCAGGGCACGACATTGACGATCCTGACGTTTTACGGGCAGTCCGTGAAGTATTCGGTGATAACTTTGTACACGATACAGAGCAGAACATTTGGATTGCGCGGGTATGAGTTGGATAGTTCTATTCGGGAATGGTAATCAAGCAAGGTACGTGTCTGACATTTTACGGCTGTGCGGGGATATGCCATTAGCGACTAGTTGGCCTTCAGATTTAGATGGTATTCAAGTTGGTATCGTAACCATTGGCGATAACCACGATCGGGAGAAGGTAGCTAAGTCAATAGAGGAAACATACCCTAACATTGAATGGCGAAATGCCATCCATCCGTCCTGCGTCATCGGTGAAAATGTGAAAATCGGAAAGGGAGTAGTTGCTATGGCTGGGTGCATCTTCAACCCAGGGGCGGTGATTGGTGACTTTACTTTTTTTGCCACGGGAGCGCAGATAGAACACGACTGCGTGATTGAAGACTTTGCCAGCGTGTCAGCGGGATCTGTTTTAGGGGGCCATGTGAGGGTAAAGAAATACGCAGCCATTACTTTGGGATGCACGATCTTTGACAGGGTGACCATCGGAGAGAACACGGTGATAGGGTCGGGTAGTTTGGTGACAAAGGACACGCCGGACAATGTGCTGATGTACGGCAGTCCAGCGAAGGTGATTAGGTATCGTAAACCAGGAGAAAAGTTTTTAAAATGATAGACGGCTATTGCTTTGTTGGTTCACTATCTCCTGCGTGGGTCACGCTTTGTAACGTCTACGCAGAGATGGCACTTGATAGAGGCAGTGGGTTTCATGCCATCGTAACCGTCCCTGACTTTGTAGAATTGATTGAGAAACTGAACGAAGAGGTTTTTCCAGAAGTTCGCAATCACTTTAATAGTCCATTCATTATTAACTCGTTCTCAGTCCTGAACAACACACCCGGCAAGGTTGATTTTTCATCTGAGTATCACCGCGACCTTAGATTTTTCACCGGCGAAGTTCCCATGATGTTCAATATGATAATCATGCTGGATGACTTCACCGAAGAGAATGGGGCGACATGGGTAATACCCGGCTCTCACCTGTCAAAGATTTCAACGACGAGAGCGCCGGTGCAGGTGACGGGTAACGCTGGGGATATTCTGCTTTTCAATTCTAACCTATTGCACAAAGCCGGATTCAACACGACCGACCGACCGCGCCGCGCCATAGCCATTACCCTCTCAAAGTCCTGTATGAAGCAACTACTGGACTACCCGCGCGCGCTTGGGGACATTCAAGCAAGCGAAGAAATCAAACAGCTTTTAGGGTATCACTCAAGGGTCCCCGCAAGTATCGAAGAATGGGAAGGAGAGAGGACGTACAAAAAAGATCAAGACTGAAATGAGCAAAGAAGCATGGAAAATTTACGATCACGTGAAGGCCAAGTTAGGCCCGGAGGTGATGTTAATGCAAAACTTCACCGCCGAGGGGTTTGAACGTCAGATACAGTCATGTATCGGTCCGGCGATCGATCGGCAAGCCGCTACCGATATTATCATTAAACTTTTCGATGTCCAATGGGCGAACCTGAAGGAGTAGAATACCGCCCCCTTCGATGGACCACAGAATACTTCTACAATCGTTTCGATGAAGTGTTGAAGGACAATCCCGATATGCCATATCCCTTCGTCTATGGTAAGGTGGAGCAAGAGCATATCGACCTATTTAATCACGCCCGGTTCAGCAGTTATGACTCCTTCCGCAACTGCCGGAAAAAATGGCTATTTGAGCCTAAATAGGGCATAGTCCCAAAAATGGAAGTTACTTCCATAGTGGGAACACTTCCTATTTCGGTACTTCGTTCCACGTGGAACAAAATTCCCAAAAAGGGTCATTCTTAAATCGCGCAAAAGCGTGGATTTCGGGCTTTTTACCTGAGAGGCGCTCCGTTGGCCTGAAGGACATTGACACCTACCGGCTCATGTTCCCGACCATGTTCGAAGGTCTGGACACATCCCTTCCCTCGGTTTCCCCCATTTCCGGTCAAAAACTTACCCTGGTTTGGAACTGCCTGAACGTGCGGGGGGAGACAATCGGGTCTCTGCCGTGTTCTGTACTCAGGTACACAGACACCGGCCCCCAGGCTGACTACCTCCATCCTGTTTACAGGCTTTTACATGACCGGCCAAATGCTTACATGACCGCTTTTGACTTCTGGTCAACGGTAGAAAAGCTAAAGCACATCTACGGGAATGCCTTCGTGCTGATCGACAATGACGGCTTCGAGCCCACGGCCCTCTACATCCTTCCCTCATGGAAGGTGATGATTCAGCGAACAGTTGAGGGGGAGATTTACTACAAGTGTGATGCAAAGACCTTTCGGTCTACCGACATACTTCATTTCAAGAACTATTCGATTGACGGTTACTGCGGGATTTCTACGATTACCGCGAATCAGCTTTCGGTAGGACTTGGGCTGAAACTCAAGAGTTACAATTCGTCTTTGATCGGCAACCGTCCGCATGGCTACCTCACAGGGCCAAAGCCAAAGGATGAGATGCAGAAAGAGCAAATCAAGAAGGGCTGGAACAATAACGGGGGAGCCCAGCAAGATCAAACTTCATCCCCGCTGCAATCACAGACCATTCAGACGACAGCGTTTGGCCCAATCCCTTACCTGTATGGCGGAGTGGAGTTCAAAGCGCTGACACTGCCCGCAGACCAAGCGGCTTACATCCTTGGAACTGAATTGAACGACAGGGACATACTCGGAATGTTCCGTATGCCGCCGACGATGGTTTCAATCTACAAGGACGCGCCCTACAACTCAAGCGAACAGCAGGATATCGCCTTTGTGAAATACACCGAGGCATCCCTGAGACAGTACGAACAAGAATGCACCGAGAAACTGTTTCCCATTTCAAACCGCAGACGGGAAAAATCCTGGTATGTGAAGTTCAATCTTAACGGGTTGCTCCGTGGAGACATGAAAGCTCGTAAGGAGTTTTATACCGGACTGTTCAATATTGGATCACTTACTCCTAACCAGATTTGTGAGTTTGAGGAACTGCCGACTTACGAAGGCGGTGACCGTCACTATGTTCAGGGCGCACTCATTCCTACCGATAAGGTGGATGAATTTCTGGCGAGCAAATCAGCGGGTCAGGAAAATCAGCCCGACAATCAGCAAGCAGAACAAAAGTTCAATGAACTGAAGGCCGAATTGCGGGAAGTTTTACAAGGAAAGTTGAACGGACATTACAAAGATGTCGCATCATACTTAGAATAATGGAAACAAGAGATTACATCAAACAATATAAAGGCGCGGAGCGAAGATTTTTCGACGGAACCGTTGAAACTCGCGCAGAAGCAGATTCGAGACAAATTGTTGGGCGTGGAATTGTCTACAACAGCCTGTCTGAAAACTTCGCTCCGTGGCACGAAGGTGGCCTCTACGAAGTCATCGAGCGCGGCAGCGCCGATGGGCTTTTAGATGACGATGGTATTATGGTACTACTTAACCATGAGGCAAGCCTGGTATTGGCACGAAACAAGAAAACCGCACGACTTGAAGAGCGAACCGATGGGGTTTACTACATTTTCGACGCGCCCGACACCACGACAGGAAACGACACACTCATCAATGTGAGGCTTGGGAATATCCGCAAGAGTTCATTTGCATTCCTTCCAAAGGATGTGAAGATGGAGCGTATGGTTGACTATGGCAACATGGGGAAAATCAACATTCGCCGGATCACCAAGTTTGAAAGGCTTTTCGATATGAGTCCGGTGACATACCCGGCTTACGACGACACTGAAGTAATGGCAAGATCAATCTTTGCCGCACTTGAGGAACTGGACAAAACCACGAAAGAAAAAGAGAAGGAGGAAGTGCGCGCCATCCTTTCTGACCTCAAGCGCAGACAAGAAATTTTCGAATTATCACTTTAACAGAATACCAAAATGACAACGGCAGAGAAGATCAAGCAACTCCGGGAGGATAAAGCAACAAAACTCAAGGAGATGAACACGCTCGTCGAGGGCAGCGAAAAAGAAAACCGCGCATTCAACGACGACGAAAAAAAGAAGTATGAAGCACTGAAGGGCGAAACTTCAGGCATCAACGAAAGGATCAGGGTTCTTGAAGAACAGGAACAGCGCGCACTGGAGACGGTGACCACGATCAATGTTAATACACGTCCCCAAAATCACGAAGGAGAGAAAGGGGAAAAGAGAGCAGCCATTGAAGAGTGGCAATGGGGCAAGGCCATCAGGTCACGCCTTCCCGGCGGAAAACTTGACGGCGTAGAGGCTGAAATGGACAAAGAAGAGCGCAAGGCCGTCATGGAGGGTGGATACAGCGAGTTCCATCAGAACAGTGTTATGGCTCCCGCCGGCGCTATGGCCCGTACTATGGGCCGTAGAATCCAACGGCGCGACATGGACGCGACCACAGCAACCGCAGCCCCGAACAACGAAGGTTCATTCACGATTCAAACAGATGTGGAGGGAATCGTGGACGTGTTCCTTCCTGAAATGGTACTCGGCAGGCTTCCCGTGACCAGGTTCAACAACCTTCGCGGAAATGTGCAGTTTCCTCAAGCGCAGACGCTACCGTCCGCAGGATGGGCGGCTACTGAAAACGCGACAGCGACGGAAAAAACGCCCAAACTCTCCAAGTTGAACCTCTCACCGAAGAGGCTTGCGGCTTACATTCAGATGTCGAATCAGCTTTTGATTCAGTCTGAATCCAACATCGCGGAGTTTGCGAGAAATTTCCTCATCCGGGCTTCTGCCATTGAATTTGAAAAGGCTTGTTACGTGGGTGGCGGAACGGGTGAGCCTTCCGGGATTCTGTCAAGCACTTCCAACTATACGAGCGTGTACGCCGGGGGTGCGGCGACCAACAGCGTGAACGCGGCTGGCTCGAAACCAGTATGGGCTGACATGGTTAACCTGGTAGCGGGACCTAAAGGCGTTAACTCTCCCGACGGCCAGGCTTATATTACCTCACCCAAACTGATGGCACGGCTCCAAATTACAGGCCGCCAATCGGCTGGCGTTGAAGGAAACTTCATCCTTCCGAACTGGAACAGCGGCGTTAACGGTTACCCGATGTATGGTACTACCAATCTACCTGACACCTTCTCAAAGGGTGGTTCGGTAGTTTTGTCCGCCATCATCTTCGGGGACTTCAGGAGCTTCACCACTGCCTCATGGGGTGGAATGGAAATTGGTATCGACCCTTACGTCAACATGAAAGAAGCATTGACCAACATCGTGCTGAACTCTTATGTAGACTGCGGTGTGCTGAATCCAAATGCCTTCGCAGCAGGTAAGGACTTCCAGTGGTATAACTAAGGTTATGCGGATCAAATTTCTTAAAGATCCGTGCGGTATGTATCGCCTTTCGTATGAGGTCGGGGAGGTTGTTGATCTCCCCGATCCTCAAGCGAAGGAACTGATTGAGACTGGTCATGCCGAGAAAACGAAGGAACCAGTTGGTCATTTCCGTTCGGTGGACGGTTTGATTTACGTTCCTCAGTCAGAGACGGCGACAAGCAAGGTAAAGAGTGAAAAGCGGTGATCCGGTTCAACCCTATCAAAGTAGTTACTCCCTCAACTTTGGAAGCTGTTTCGCTAACAGAGGCGAAGGAACACCTTAGAATTGACGGGGACGACCAGAACTCGATAGTCAAACGGTATGTGAAGGCGGCGACTGAGCGATGCGAGAACTTCATGCAGTCGTCAATCATGAGTACGGAGCATGAATTGTATTCAAGCAACTTCGACTCAGGGTACAGCCTTCAGAAATATCCGGTAACAGCAGTCAACTCAGTAAAGTACTATGACACGGACAATGCGCTACAGACGGTCGCTTCTAGCAACTATCGGCTCCAGGATTTTCGACAGCCGTGTTTTTTGGAGTTCGACACGAACTTCGACGTGCCGGATGTCTATGAAAGGGAGTACCCGGTAGTGATAAATTTCAATGCCGGATATGCGTCTGCCTCTACGGTTCCCTCGTCAATAGTTTTAGGGATACTTAATGAGCTAGGGGACGCGAACGAATTTAGGCAGAACCTTTTGACCGGCAACGGGCTGACCGTAGTTGGGATAAAGGATGGAACGGCGGGATGGTTGAATCCTTATACGATGTGGGTATGAACCTGTCAGGAATACACTTTGGACAGTTTGACACGCGGGTAACGATTGAAACACCTACGGAAAGCATCGACTCGGTGACAGGAGAAAGGAAGATTAGTGCGTGGACGACTTTTCAAAAAGTGTGGTCTAAACGCATGAGCCTTTCAGATGAAAGATTTGAAGCGAACCAGGCTATTTCATTAACAGGGAATGCCTACGTGATACGGCACCTGAGTGGGGTTACGGCCATAATGAGGGTCAACGATGGAGATAGTTATTTCTACATCAAAGGAATTGAAACAGTGGACCGGAAGCAGTACATGGTTTTGAAAACGGAGAAGCGGGACAATGGCTAAGATAGAAATTCAGGGACTTGACAGGTTGCGCGGCGCGCTGAAGTCTTTACCAAAGGATTTGCAGCCCGCCATTTTACGGGACATAGCGCGTAAGCCAGCCATGAGAGCAAGTGCCGTTGCGAGGTCATTACAGCCTATTGGAGACAGGGGAGTGACAGCGCGAACCATTGGTGTGCTTAAGACGAAAAATCCCCGCCATACGTTCGTGGATGTTGGATACAGAGGCCGTTCACTTGGTCACATTTACATGAGTGGGCCGACGATCAGCCGAAACAAGCGCGGGACAGTGAAGGGCTTCCCGTGGCTGTTTAAAAACACAGGGGAGCAGGTCAGGACTTCAGGGCGGGCATCGCTTAAAGCGGATATTTCAAAGATTATTGGAAGGAGTTTGAGAAGGCGAGGGTACAGGCCCAGGATATGAATGGGTATCTGGCTATTCTCGGAAGGCTGCGGGCAGACGGTCCGCTGGGGACGATCATAGGAGGGTCAACGGTATCGACAGCCCGGATTTTTCCGGGGGACGCGCCACAGACGGCAACGTATCCTTTGGTTCGCGTGGAAACTTTCGACGCTACACCTTTTGATAGTCAGTCAGGACCGGCGACCACAGATCACGACATGGTGAAAGTATTTGCCTGTGCTGAGCTGGATGCAACTTGTTACCTCATGAGTGAGTACATACGCGACTCTCTCGACGGAGCAAGCGGAGTGATTAACACGGTAACAATGGACTACTGTCGATACCTGAGAACTGACAGTTACGACATAGAGGTCACAAACAGGGAATCGACAAAACATCAGCGGATAAGAGTACATGAACATGATTATGAAGTAAGGGTAAGAGTAAATCAATAAAGACAATGGCAACGAAAACAACCGAATATGGTAAAAACTGGGTGGTCAAGATCGCCGCGGGTGTTACCACGATAGATAACCTGACCAGTACCGGGTGGACACAATCCCGCGATGTTCGGGATACGACCACAAAAGACTCGGCTGACGATGAGGAAAGCGAGGTAACGATTCGTCACAGGACGTTGCCATTTTCAGGCTACCTCACCGAAGCGACAGGGGCGGCAAGTATTGTGACCTTGCAGGGGCTACTCGACAATGGAACAATCATTGTGTTCCGTGCCGGGCCGACCACAGCGGGGACGCACTACTGGACCGGATCGGGCAGGCTTATCAAGCTGGATTGGGAGGGACCGTTCGACAACAACGTGACTCTCGAAGGTGAGATTCGTCCTACCGGCGTGGTGACTTACAGCGTAAACTAAGGAACGCATGATAAAACATATTGAGATCGGCGGGGCAAGTCGCCCCGTTCGATACAACAACAATGCTCTCGAAGAGTTTGAGGAGTTGACAGGCCTGTCCGTGATGGATGGGCTTCAACTTAAAAAGATTAAACACCTGAAGGCGCTGGCCTTTTGTGGACTCAAACATGGATGGCTGGAGGAAAACGATTACCAGGGAACCTACCCCGAAACACTTGACACGATTGGAAGGTGGTTCGACATGGGCAACACCTCAGCAATCTTTGAGGCATTCCACAAGGACACAAGCGGCACTGAATCCCCGGAGGTGGAGGCCGGAAAAAAATCAGTTGGCGTGACCTCAGGGCAATAGCGTTAGGTCGCCTTGGCTGGAGGCCGAAAGACTTTTACCGGGCCACGCTTGCAGAATTGTTTGATGCTATCCGGGGGCAGAGCGAGAAACAGCAGGAGGAAATACAGATGTTTCTCTTTGGTGTTAGACGGATCGCCTACTATGCAGCAGCGCCATGGGCTAAGAACCTAAAGGAGACTGACATATTGAAACTTGACATCGACAAGGAGATTCGTAAGAAGAAACTGAAAGGGATGAAACCGATAAAGGTTACCATAGATGGCAAGGAGCAATAACGATCTAACCCTACAAGTCGGTTTCGATATAGACAGGTTCAATAAAGAGCTTGCCAAAACCAATTCATCTTTAACCAAGTGGGCCGGGGGCATTACTTCTTCATTGAAAGGGGTGGCCGCTGGATTTGGGGCTATTGCCATTGGTCGGTTTGTACTTGACGTTTCGCGCCTCGCTGGAGAAGCAGAGGGAGTGAGTGCGGCGTTTGTCAAACTGGAGAATTCAGCCAAACTCATGACCGACCTGAAGAAAGCCACGGGCGGAACTGTTTCAGAATTGGAACTTATGAAGCGGTCGGTGATGGCTTCCAACTTCGACATTTCACTGAAAGCATTACCTCAGTTACTTGAATTTGCAACCCTTCGCGCCCGGCAGACAGGGCAGTCAGTCGATTACCTGGTTGACTCCATCGTCACAGGTATAGGGCGTAAATCAAAACTTATCCTCGACAACCTTGGTATTTCAGCAGTTCAACTTACCGAGGCGTTAGGCGGCGCGAGTGCGGCCAGTTCTACTATTGGAGAAGTGGCAGAGGCCGTTGGAAGAATAGCCTCAAAGAATCTTGAGCAGATGGGGAAGCTCACCGACGATGCAGCGGTGAGAGCGGCGAGATTAGGGGCAGAGTGGGAAAATCTTAAAGTAGTTTTTGGACAGGTCGTTAACGAGTCTGGATTTTCAGATTTCCTAAAAACTCTTGCGGAGGACGCTAAAACATTCAGCCAATTAAGCCAGTTAGTAAAAGATGGGAGATTAGCTGACTCGATGGCGGAGTTGAATCGTCAGATGGCAATCTATAATCTTAATTCGGGAGAGAAGGTAACGAAGGAATCAATACGAGCCTTTCATGAGCTCCAGAAAATAGCTAAGGAAGCTGGGGTGCAGTTGATAGCTTTATCCGAAACAGGTAAAGAGATTCGACAAGTATTCATTAAACCAAATACGGTAAACTTCATTGACGGAACGAAGACTGAAGAACAGGTACGCAATGTAAAATTTCTGGAAGAGACAATCGCCGGTCTGAATGAAGAAATAAAACTCTCAGGATCACAAAGTCAGATAGCGAAGTATCAAAGAGAGATTGAAGGATTACAGGCGGAGATTGATAAACTCTTAGGTAAGACAAAAGAATTATTCAGCCCTGATGCTTTATTCGTTGCAGGCAAGATGGGGGGGCTGACTTCGAAGTCCCCAATGGAGGGAGTAAAAAATAAAACTTCAGTAGACTTACCTGTTATCGCGCAGGGTGATATTGACTCTATGAAGAAAGGATTAGAGGCCGTTGGTGAGGGGTGGAAAAAGATGTCCGACAAACAGAAGGAAGCATCTGACTCATATATTCAAAATCAAGAAAGGATAGCATATTCATCTGCTATGCTCGGCGACTCTATCGGTAACGCCATCGGTGGCCTTATTTCAGGGACAGAAGATTTTGCTCAAACGATGGGGCAAGCAGCCCGGCAGATAGTTTCCTCTTTGGAAAGGATAGCCCTTGCCTACATGATCGCCAATAGTGCCAAGTTTGGGCCGGTGGGTATTGCGTTGGCGGCGGCTGGATTTGGAGTTATTAAAGCACTCTTTGCTCAGATCGGCGGTGATGGCGCTTCAGGCGGTGATGGTCGTATTAGAAGGGACAGGTTTCAGCCTCAAGTCGTTTCTCAGATGGGCGGGAATGTCACCTTCAAACTTCGTGGACAGGAACTTCATGGTGTGTTGGAAAATTATGGCAGGACCAACAATAGAACAGGAACCTGATGTCTTGCATCATATATTTTGTTACCCATGAATGTATAGCCACAAACGAAAGCGCGGAGGGAGCGGCTGACGGCACTATAACTCTTCTTGCCTCCGATCCAACAGGAACGGTAAAATATGCTCTCGGTGCGGACTTCGACTATGCTACTGGAGGACAGTTGAGCGGGGCATTTACCGGGCTTGTGGCTGGGATGTACACAGGATATGCCAGATCGTCGGCTACCTGTTTGGC